CCGCCTAAATCTTCTTGATCGTTTTTAGGCGGTTCTTCGTTGGAACCGCCTAAATCTTCTTGATCGTTTTTAGGCGGTTCTTCGTTGGAACCGCCTAAACTTGGTCGACCTTTCCCGGCGTTTCCGGTGTTTAGCCCAACGGTTTCCTTCTGTTTAATCAGCAATTCGCCAAGCTTGCGTTCAGCCCGCAATCTAATTTCGGTCGCGTAGACCTCAAGCTCTGTGTTTTTGGCCTGTTTACCGTAAAGCCGGATCGCTTCAGCTTGGTCTCGAATATTCAACACTTCGTCAACTTTGGCTGCCATCGCCAAGGCTCTACATGCTGTGTCGTAGTTAATTAATGCGTTAGCACTCATAATCTAAATCCCCAACTGCTCGCAAATCACCCGCATAGCCGCCTCATACTCGGCTGGCGTAGCGCCGGGGTGAGCATCGACCCACTCCTGCTTTAACTGCTCGTACAGCGACCAGTAATCCGAGTCCATTTGCACGTTCTCCGGCTGCGCGTTCACACCCCGCACCCAACCCCGGCCACATACCCCACCGCAACCCAGCCGAAAAAGGCGGCGACGGTGAGCGAACCGAACCACAACACCGGCCTCTTGCGCTTCCAGGCGACGTGCTGAGCTACGAAAAAAAGGCCGCACAGAAGCGGGCTTAGAACTGTCATTGACATAGGTTGACCTCTTTCAAATATCCTCATCCATCACACAGTCCATACGCCGACGAACACGCAACCGGGTCTATCATGTCCGCCAGCATGTCGAACTGGACGCCGCCCCGTGATGTTTTCGCCCATTCAATGACGGCATGAATTCTGTTTTTCAAATAGATGTGTCTATCGTGATAACTCGCCTCGTCGTTACCCTTATGGAAAAACGTCGAAAACCCGCGCTTTGACGCGCGTCCGACCAGTATTTCCCATTCCGCTTTTTCATCCATATATTCCGGGAATCGGGCGGCGATCTGCCGTATCTCCTCTTTACCGCAATTGATGCAGGGCATACACCCGACGCGGTTCATACCCTGTTTGTATAGGGGGTTTGGCTGGATTCCTTTCGAGCTGCAATACTCGAATACATCCATCGCGGACCATTCGACGATAGGCCGGTAAATGAACATTCGAGGGCCGATTTTCTCAAACTTTTCCGCATTTTTACGGGCTTGAGATTCTTCCCGGCGAATACCCTGCCAGGAAACGACCGTATACCCCCGGTCCACCAACTCCATCTGGAATTCAACGGCCATATTCCGTTTTAATTCCTCGGTGCAAAATTGCGCGTTCCTGCTCGGGAATCGGCCTTTCCATAGGCACAAATCCAGGTATGGGTTGCCGGTCGGATGGAGAACGGCCAACGCACGGCGCTTGGCTTTATTGGTCCATCTGAGCTTTCGCCCGCGCTTATCTCGTTTGGTCCTCTGATCCCGCGCAATGAACATCCGTTTGCGCTTAATTTCGTCCGAGAAATCCGCTTTAAACCTACGAATCGGGATATCTAGCGCTTGCTCCAGATAGGACAGATACTCATGCACGGCTGAGTGCTCGTTTCCGGTATCCATGAATATCGGGATAATCCGATCTCGTCCGAACCGCTCCAGCGCCAATAGCAGCGTTGCGGTTGAATCTTTCCCGCCAGAAACCGAAACGACATGAATAACACTCATCGAATCATGTCCCAAACAAAACCAGCCGATACCCGGCATTGATAACCCTCGATTCCCGCCGCCGTTTCCCGCTTGGGATTCGTTTAGGCTCCATCAGCCCACGGCATATCGAACACACCGTCGATACCCGGTTTCCGTTCCGGAATGCCTCGATATTCCGAGTGCCGCCGCATTCGACGCAACGGCGGCGATTCATGCCAACAACCCTATCGCGCCGACAAACCCGACCAGCAGGCACAGCACGGCAACGGCAATCAGTTCGCGCTCGGTGTAGAGGTTCATATCCCCATGCTCATGCCGGTGAATACGCCAATGCCAAACAGAGCCGCACCGGTGCCGATAACCCACCAAAGCGAGTATTTCTGGTCGGACCAGGTGTATATGACGGCAATGCGTTCTAGGAATCGGATAAGGGTTTTCATTCGTCGTCCTCAAAAAGAAGCTCGGCTGAGCTTTGCATGCTGGAAACGTATTTCTGAGCCAGCACGAATACAGCCTCAATCTGTTTAGGGTCGTAGCAGCGATACTCGGCAGGCGTAATCTTCAGGCCCATAGCGGCCAACGCTTTGCACCACTTCTGAATTTGCGAAGGTCCGCCTTTTTCGTCGCGGTCCTTCATGCGAGAAACCGTCGATTCTGAAACTCCCATTGCATCGGCAACCGCCAGCTGGCCGACCTTTGCAAGCTGGCGCAATACAATCCTTTCCGATTTGCGGGCTATTGCATCCATGTCTGAGTAATCTGTGTCCACGATTTCGATTCCTTCGGAGGACTCATGAATTCAGTCAAAAAAATCCCGACACCGAACTTGCCGGTGCCGGGTGGAGTTGCCGCGAACGGCAAGGAGGAGACAGCGCCGATATTCGCGCCTCGGTGCCAGGGCGCTGGTTGAAAAGGGCGGAACCGATCCGGCAACACACACGAGCCATCGGGGGGTTAATAAATCCGGTCGGTCCCATGGTCAGGCGGCCTCTTGTGGATAGAGATCCGGGCGTAGTTCGTGGCGTGTTGCTTCGCCTTTCAGCGCGGACTCCAATTTAAGAACATGTTCAGCGGCAATCCCGCGTGTTCCGTTAGCCATATGACGAATCATGACCTCGGACACGCCCAACTGGTTGGCCAGATATTCGCGGAAGGCCCGCCGTTCTTGACGAGGACGACTATCGATGATTGCTTTAAGTTTGCTCATGGATACGAATTGTATCCACGTCCCGCTAGAAGTCAATAGGAGGTATACATTTTGTGTCGTTGCGGAGTGTGATACGATGCGTATCATAGAGACCATGCAAAACACATGGTATGAACGAGCTAGAGACCGGATGGAGGAGCTTGGCCTAAAACAAAGAGATTTGATCGATGTTTTTGGGGTTGAGACTCGCGGTGCCGTGGGCCACTATTTAAGCGGGAGGAGAAAGCCTAAACCAGACCAATTGGCGGCGTTGGCGGCTAAACTTGAATGGTCGCTTGATCGCTTGATGTATGGCAGGGAGAACCCTAGGCTAGAAGGGACTAAACTCACTAACATTCAACCAGTGGTTGAGATTAAAGGGGCGGTGCCTTTGATTTCTTGGGTACGAGCAGGGCAATGGTGTGAAGCTGTAGACCAATTTGAACCTGGGTATGCAGAGCAATGGATTCCGTTCACCAAGCCGGTTGGAACGAATGCGTTTGCGTTAAAGGTCGAAGGCGATTCCATGGTATCTCCCTATCCAGGTATGCGCTCATATCCTCCAGGAACAATCATTATTGTCGATCCTGATGCTCAGGTTTACAGCGGTCGTAGGGTAGTCGCTAAACTTGCAGACACCAACGAAGTGACTTTCAAGGAATACGCCGAGGACGGAGGCCGACGTTATCTGAAGCCTTTAAACCCTCAGTATCCAACCCTAGACATTACTAATTCGCCTGTCGTTTTTTGCGGAGTCGTAGTTGGCTCCGTAACCGAAGAATAGTTAAAAACTATCCGCAACAATCCACGAAGCCCGCCCTGCGCGGGCTTTTCTGTATCCTCAAAAAAATTTTCGCCGGATTGGATACATTCTGTATTGACAGGATACATTTTGTACCTTAGTCTTAGCCACAAGCTGACCAATACGAAACAGAGGAAATGGATATGACATTTCTAGATGTGCATGCTCATCAAACAAGCACCTTGAAGCACAAAAGGGTATGTCCAATGTGTGGAGATTTGATTGTTAGGACGAGAAGTAGCGGGCGGGCAGTTTATTGCCTGCCGTGTTCGGAACGTCGAAATAGATTAAGCATCAATCAAGGGCAGAGGAAAAAAGGCTTGTGTGCTTTTTGCGGTGCTGACCTTAAAGAGCAAGGAAGACCTGCGCATGCTCATTATTGCCTTGATTGCCGAGATCGGCATTTTGGGCCTAACAGTTTGCCGGCCCGCGCCCATACGTTAGTTGGAGTTGCTGTAAGGCTCGGTTTCTTGCCTAGACCGAACGATCTTAGGTGTACCGATTGCGGCAACAACGCGCAGGAATATGACCACAGAGATTACAGCAAGCCACTCGATGTCGAGCCGGTTTGTTGTAGCTGCAACCGAAAACGCGGTCCAGCCAAAACGCTAGCCGCATAACCAACCCGCCACCCACGACGGCGGCGGAGAACAGAGGGGAATGAAATGAAACTGAGCGAATTCAAGGCCCGCGTGAAAGAGCTGGCTGGCGGACGGTGTCACAGCGTCAGGGTAGAAATTACCGAGTACTCAGATGGATTCGTTGAGTACTGGTGGAGGGCGTACATAGAGGGTGTTGGAAGTAGAACGGCAAACAAACCGGAATCCGTGATTCTTGGCCTACAAGGGTTTCCGATCGGCCAAAAACCAGACGATGAGGAACTGCCCGAATGAGCGAGCTATTTCAAGACATAAGCCGGGCTTTGAACCCGGCAATCCACGACCAGCACCCGAGAGGAACCGAGCAAGACAAAATTGCCTTCCTGAACGCCTCGGACGGCTGGCGGGACATTTTCATTCAGGCCGGACTGGATCCGGACACGGAATTCGAGTGGCTGGCTGCGGAGATCTACAGCGGCCACCGGTCTGACGCTCAGCGCCGAGTCAATAGAGCGCTTGACCTGGCCTACGAGGCGGCTTGCAACAGGCGCGAGCGGGATATGTTTGAGAATGCAGCATGAACCCCAGGCCACCGTGGGCATTTATGGAACTCGCCAAAAACGGAGCCAGCCGCAGCCGTTGAACGAGCGGTGAAGCGGTCAGGATGCGGAAAGCTGTAAGTCTCCGCACATAGCCCGCCCGGAGCTTATCCGGGCAACCAATAGCTTAACGACGGAGAAAAACATGATTCGTATTGTTGTACTGCAAAGAGGTTGGGTCGTCTTCGGTCGGGTAGCCGAGGAATCCGACAAAGAGTTGAGACTGGAAAAATCCAGCGTAATACGGCGGTGGGGAACAACCAAGGGGCTTGGAGAATTGGCCGCAAACGGGCCGACGAATAACACAGTTTTGGACCCGTGCGGAACGGTCCGAGCCCATCCGCTGGCGGTCGTCATGCAGATAGATTGCGCGGAAGGAAAATGGGATGGCCGAGTTTGATAACGCACAGTCAGTAATCGGCCACGGCTACGGCCACGGCGACGGCGACGGCGACGGCCACGGCGACGGCTACGGCGTCGGCTACGGCGACGGCGTCGGCCACGGCGACGGCTATTAATCGGTAACCGAATATCACTACTCGGCCCAGTAATGGTTAGTGTCCGGTCTCGAGAGTCGAGGTAGAGACGGCCCAAACCCGTTGGAGTTATCGCGTCAGGCCATGGTTGCCATATGGAACGCCCCAAGACAGTAGCGGGTAAAGCAGGCGTGACAGTCGGGAGAGACCGGCAACCACCGGAGAGCGCTTTCGGCCAGCAGTGAAATGAGCCGCGCCGCTTGGGTACAGAGAGCGCTCCCCGATGGTTCAGCCATCAACGATAGTTTTGCCCGCCAGGGATGGCCTTTTTTACCGGAGACGAACATGCAAACCTTAAAGCAACGACGAGTACTTCGCAGAGACAACGAGCTTCTCAGGGTAATCCTTGATTCCGAAGATGCAAAGGCATTGGCGACGCCAGAGCATAAAAAGGACGAATTGGCCGAACAGGAATGCAACGCGCCGCGCACGATTCCGCACGCATGGCAGCACCTAGACTGATGCGCCAGTTCGCCGGATTTCTCGCCGAGCTCGCCGGGTGGATGCTGTTCTGCGTTGCGCTGGCGGCTGTGGTGTGCGGTGCGGTGTGGTCGGCGTTGAACGATGAGGAGTTTTAGAAGTGGATACCGAGAAAAAAATATCTTTTGCCGAAGCAAAAGCCGCGCTAGAGGCAAGCGTATATGAGGCGTCAAAGCTCATGGAGGTATTAGAAAGAGATGGGTTGATACATGGGAACGGCCATCACGCTAGACAGGCAATAGCCAACAGCGCTGTATCTGAGCTGAAAGAAAGATGGATAGGCGATCAGAATGGCCCGCATTAAAGACGAGCTTTTCAACCAGGAGCCGCCGCCCGAGGACGAGGGGCTATTCGAACCGGGCGGCGGTGTGGAGTGTCCTGAAATGGACGAGAACAGTATATACGAGGCGATGATAAATGAACCAGAATTCGCGCCCTTCTGAAGATAAAAAAACCGGGCTTGAACTGCTCAGGGCTCCGTTTCCTGAAGGTCAAATTTCTAAGCTTCCGAAGTTTAGAAAAGATTCTACCGCCAGGAAAATAAGGTGCCAGATATGCGGCGGGTATCACCCTGAAGACGCGGTGCACCTGGATTACGTTGGCCATGCGGCGCTCACCAACCGGTTGCTTGATGCTGATCCAAAATGGAATTGGGAGCCGCTGGCTGTTGATGAATCCGGCCTGCCGCGCATGGACCGCTGCGGAGGTATGTGGATCAAGCTGACCGTATGCGGTGTTACCCGGCTGGGCTATGGCCACGCCGAAGGCAAGCAGGGCGGAGACGCGATCAAGGAAGTAATCGGCGATGCACTCCGAAATGCCGCTATGAGGTTCGGTGCTGCGCTGGATTTATGGTGCAAGGGAGATTTGCATGCTGAAGACGAAAACGCGTCTCAAGAAGCCGAACGAGCAGAACTCGAAGAGCGTGCCCGCAAGCAGACGGACCACCTAACCGC